TCACGTCATCTGGGACGTTGAGCGCAACATCCTTACCCCGATCCTCGACGATCAGGCTGGCGACTCTTGGCGTGGACTCATAGACCGGCACTCACCAAGCCTCAATAACCGTGGGCCTGTGCCGATGGGGGTGGACAATGAGGTGTTCTGGTTATGATCACTAGCATTAAGACCCAGATCGAAGACGCTGTTACCGTTCCTCTTGAGGAGGATATCCGTGACCACTGCCGCCTCGTTGCTACAGTCGTTAGCGTCAGGGTGCTCAGACCAGTAAGGCGCGCCCACTTTCCGCTCCATCGCGGCATCACATCCGGCAATCACCAACGCATCTACAACCTAGTTTCGTATCACAGCTGACACGAACTTGCCTCTGCGGCCCTGTTCTGGTACAATAACGTGCCTCTTTTTATTACTGGAGTGAACTATGGATATCGACGACACCTATCTAAAGATCCTGCGTGCCACCCGCAACGTCGTAGATGATCAACTCGACAAGAACCTCGTGGCTGGTGTCGTTGTGCGGCATGTGCTCAACCGGGTGTCGGATGCTGTTTGGCCCTTGCAATGGATGCTGTACACGGGACTCTCCAAGATCTGTAACTCGGAGGTGTACTCATGAGCGGTGAACTATATCGCAGTGAACGCCATAACCCGCACAAAACTGCAGTGTGTAAAAACTGTGGCAATATGAACGCCCTTATAATATGGGGGAATATCAATTGCGACACCTGCCCTGGCCCGCATGAACATCGCTCTGGACTACAGGGTATCGCTAAGGTGATCGACGATGCTGTCTGGAAGAGGGCGAACATTGCTTTGTACCGTACTACTGCCCATCAGAGGAATCTTGATGATGAAAACCACTTCTCACTGGAGGATCGGGGTCCGTTCTGGGATGCTGTACGGGGGATTTGGGATCAGCAAGAGCAGAACCGTGCGGAGTTCACGGCATTTCAAGTTCGCGATACAGCAAGGAGGGCGACTTTATGAGACGCATCATCAAACGTGGCACCGAGCAGAAGCTAGTGCATTTCGTCTACCGTGCGGAGTGCCCTGTCTGCGGCTGTATATTCGAGTTCGACGACACTGGTGCTTGGCCCACTACATCGGTGCTCGCTTCTAAGTCACGAGAGACTTGGTGCCCTACCACGAACTGCGCATCGCAGCGGCTGACGGGTTATCGCACGGACGAGGGGCAATGATCACCTTCCTCCTAGCTTTCACCCAGGGACTGTCCTTCTGTCTCGTGTCTCGCTCACGCAACAGGGATAATCTCACGTACCACCTGTTCTCTAGCTTGTTTTCTAATGCTATATTATTTGCCACCTTCCGACATCTCGTGCTATCAGGCATGTCCTTCTGGCTGTTCTTCCCCTACACGATTGGGATGACGCTGGGATCTCTGCTTGGTATGCGCTGCTCACTCTGGATCGAACGTAGGATAGCCTAATATGAAGACAATCGTGATACTATCGGGGGGTGTGGACTCTACTGTGATCCTCTGGCGGTGCTTAGCTGCGGAGGATGAGGTGAAGGCACTCTCATTCGACTACGGTCAACGACATCGCCGGGAACTCGACGCTGCCACGAAGATCGCTGCCAAGGCAGGGGTCGAGCATAAGATCGTGGATGTGACAGCATGGGGCGACCTGATGCAGCCTATCCTAAGAGCTCCTGTCCCCCACGGCCATTATGAGAGCGAACAGCAGAAGTCTACCGTCGTGCCTAACCGGAATATGGTCTTCATCGCGATCGCTGCCTCCTGGGCTATGTCTGTCGGATACGATCAAGTCGCTATCGGTGCCCATGCCGGGGATCATCACATCTACCGGGACTGCCGGGAATCGTTCTTTGCTCCCCTGGAACTAGCACTCTATGCCTCTGATGAGCGTCAAATACAGATCTGGCGACCGTATGTTCGGCAAACAAAGGCTGAGGTGATCGCTGACGGCAGGGATCTAGCTGCTCCGCTTGATATGACCTGGACTTGCTATGAGGGCGGGGACGTGCCGTGTGGTAAATGCGGTGCCTGTGTCGAGAGAGAGGAAGCGGAATGAAGATCAACGAGAGGTTTGTTTCGTACCAGGGATCGGGGCTAATGACCGGTCAGCAGCAGTATTTCGTTCGGCTACACGGTTGCTCTGTACCTTGTCCTATCAAGGCAATGTGCGATGAGTCTGATGCACTATCGGGCGAACCCAACGAGGAGTTGACCGTGGAGGACGTGGCTATCGCAGCCGCTGAGTCTGGCACCGGTTGGCTGCATCTAACCGGTGGTGAACCGATGGATCAGCGTAGCGAGGTTGCGTATGCCATCGCTCATGCCCGAGACCGAGACGTGAAGACTCACATTCAAACCAGCGGTGCTGTCTGGTGCCCATCAGTAGACTACCTCACGGTGAGCCCAAAAGCAGAGAAGGTTGCTCAGAACTACGGCGACGAGATGATCCTTGTCTACGATCCGGCCTGGGTTACGGTTGATGTTGCGAATGAACTACGGCGATCGACCTCGTTCGGCCTGTACTACATGCAGCCGCTATGGGAGTTTGGCACATGCAACTCAGACAAGACCTTGAAGTTCATGGCCGCGCTGAAGGGTTCATGGAGAATTAGCGGTCAACTGCACAAGTACTTGGGGATTCGGTAATGCGGCACTACCACGGCACGCCACTTGGAGGTACACGGGAATCGGTGGCGCGATTTGTGATCACAGGGAATCGACACTTCCTTGTACCCTTCCCGAACCCCGACGACCTCTCCGTGATCGCTGAGTCGAGTTGTGGCTTCTGTGTGGACAATGGTGCTTTCAGTGCCTGGAGATCCGGCAAGCCTGTCACCGACTGGGGACCGTATTACGACTGGTGTACACTGTGGTGCCGTCATCCCCGCTGGGATTTTGCGGTCGTCCCAGACGTGATTGGGGGGTGCGAAGAAGAGAATGATTTGCTTGTAGAGGAATGGTTTGCCCGCACCCGACTCGACGACGGCACTTGTGCTGAGGGAGCACCGGTCTGGCATCTACATGAATCATTCGATCGACTCAACCGGTTAATGGCCGACAGCCGAATCATCTGCTTGGGTAGCAGCGGTGAGTATCAGAACCCTGGCACCACCGCTTGGCACGACCGAATGGCAAAGGCTATGGATGTGCTGTGTGATAGCACTGGTAGTCCCAGGCGTAAGATACATGGCCTGCGTATGCTGGACCCGGCGATCGTCGCGAGATACCCGCTGTTCAGTGCGGACTCAACGAACGTCGCACAGAACTCTCAACTACTCGGTCGGTACGGCATGTACAAACCACCTACTCAGGCCCAGCGAAGGGAAGTACTGGCAGCTCGTATTGAGACGACTAGGTCTCCTGGGATCTGGGTGCCTGCCGCTAAGCAAGAAGAACTATTCTCTCTGGAGTGACCAATGGACGACACACGCGACAGTATAAACAACATCGCCTGGGAGGCATGGCATCGCCTGCGAGAGGACACCGGCAACTTGATACATACGGTGCCGATGATAAACGCCGTAGCGATGTCAACAGTGCACGGTCCAAGCCAACTCATCGGAGACGAGGTATGGCTTTTCGCCGGGGGTTACCATGGATGATACCAGCCACAAGATCACCGCCGCCACCAATATATGCTTCCATGGCATCGACTTCACCCCACTCATGCTCGCTAGCATTGGTATCGTGCGAGGCAGTTGGTTCCGGCGTGACGAAGGTTCTGTTTGGAATGACGAGGTCATGGAGGATATATCATGGATAACACAGTGACGTTGATTGAGGTCGCGGTGGACGTGCCCTGCGTCGGAGGAAATACGCTAGCTGCTTCTTATGTTCGACAGCACGTTGCCAGTGAACTGCATTCCCCTGCATTCTTCGCTATTGATGGAATGCTAGACCCCGAACTCACAGTAGACTGGGAGATAACACGGTGTCTGTAATTCACGAAATAGAGCGTACCTGCGGCGTATTCCTGCTGTACAATCGCTGTCCACGGATCAAAGAAGCATTTGTTGAAGTCTGGGGAGCAGTGGATAACGACATGGACTTCCAAGTGATCGTCGGGGATCGGTTCATGGGGGGCATTTGCGCAAAGGTTGGTGAAACAGTAGAACACATAGGAGAAGACAATGGATAGAGGAATCAGCCTTGATATCGAACGGGCGACCCTAGACAGAACTCGACTGGCACTCTTGGACGACCTGTCCGCTGCCATCGCTGTGGATGTGCATTTTCAGATCCCTCCCAACTTCTCCACTACATCGGATGTGATCGACTTGCGAGAGACTGTTGACGACGCGATATATTTCACGCTTGACAGTAACGACGGCAGCGGTACAATAAAGCTGTGACTGTCACGGTCACACGATGGGTAGGCGGAGGTGGAGGACTTGTTGTCCTATGTGCTGTACCGCGAATTAGTTCCTCATGGCTGCACACCACCTTTGCCGTTTTTATACACCAAACCACCAAGGGTCACTATGAACCACACCGACAAAGCAATCGAACTTCTCACCATCGCACAAAGCAGTGCCCAAGCATCCAACGCCGCTCTGGTCACAGCCACTGCTGCACAGACACATGCACTGCTCGCTATCGCGGAAGCTGTCACCAAGTCAGGTGCTTGCCAGTTCCCCGAGATTAAGCTAGGGTCTGTCACGGAGGCCGCTGCGTTTACATCCCCACCGCTTCCACCACCCTCAACCACAGAAGGCCTAGGTGAAGCTGCGAAGGACTTCACTCAAGCACGCAAGCCTCGACTCAAGAGAAAGAAGAAAGATGATCGAAACGGTAATGGACTTCAGTGACTACTATCGTGATTCGTTTTTACCCCTAGGAGTGTTATTTATCGTGTTGTTCATGCTGTTCGACACATGCTAAATCATCTCCTGCGTGGTCTTCCTCCAGGGCCACGCACCCCCGGCGCTGTGCCTCACTCCCATGGCGTCGGGTTTATTTCATCCTCCCGGTGCGGCTTGGCGATGATAGGGCGTCAGGTCGTGCCGGTTTTCATATATTTACTTGACCTTTGACTGACCGGGGTATACGATGGATGAAGCAGCAGAGAGGATTGTTGGCATCGGCGGGTTCCTTGGCGGCATATGCTCAGACATGAGCGCGGCACTCGGCAAGATTCAGGTTAACTCGCCTCACGACCTTCTCTACACAGACGTTGACGACATACACATGGCAGTATACACGGACGTTTGGAAAGACATATGGATATTCTAGACCGCCTTCGCGACTTAACCGGCACGCCACTGCTCAACGACTGTTTCAAAGAAATACAGGACTTGCGGCATCGGTTGGCTGAGGCGAGATCAGTTGCCACGAGAAGGCGAAACAAGAACGCATTGCTGACCAACGAGATCGCAGTGCTCAAGAGTAGGTTGGGCGAAGACAAGCCAACTGTCGTGTGCAGGGAAGTGCGTGGAACCATCCGCTATCATCAAGGACAAGACGATGACAACAGACCTCAGAGTGACAATTGAGAACCTCCGTGTTGAGAGAGACGACTGCTCGGAGATGATCAAGATACAAGAACACAAGATTGCGGAACTGGAAGAGTACCGGGCGAGGGACACCGCCTACATCAGCTTCCTTGTGGACAAGCTGGCGCGGATGCGTAATATCCTGAACGAAACTAGCTGATCGGGGTGCATGGGGGCTCGGTGGCCCTCGCAGTTCTCGTGCATCCTGGTTTTAGGAGTGACCTATGAATAAATGGCGACTCAATCCGCTTGACATGGCAGAGTACGATGAGACCTGCCGTCTAGAAGAACTGGCTGCAGCTGAAGAAGATCGCGTTGCTCGATTTAGCGTAGCGACCGATGCTGAGAACAAAGCTCTAGAGGAGGGGCTGAGTGATGACAGCGACTAAGATCACAGCACCGTCGAATCTCCCGTGGTTCGGCATAGCCCGCGACACACACAAAGCGATGAGTGCGTGTATAGACCACAATGTCCGTGACAGGGTTTGGAGTGGTGTGCTACGACGTGTCGATCGGCAAAACCTCGGGATGTCTTGGATTACGCACCCACAAGTAATAAGGGAGGTGGTCAGTGAATTTTCTACAAAGCATGTGTCTGAATAGGCACAGCACCGACGTGAAGGCGATGGTGATGTCCGTTGGGGTTGTTCGTCGCGCAGTGAACAACGTCAACTACGACATCAAAACCAACGGCGAGGCGTTGGTTATCGACGTTGCCCTGGACCATCTGTCTGGTCCCTTCTTTGATGTCGGTGCGTTCCATGGTGACTGGGGCAGTATCCCCACTGCCAAAGGTCGCCTGACGTACATGTTTGAGGCTTCCCCAGAGAACTACGATACCTTGGTACATAGCGTACTCCATGAGAACTGCGTGACACACAACGTCGTAGTCGGAGAGCGTACTCACTCCAAGGTGAACTTCTATCACGTCGAGGATAAGCCGCATACCAGTTCACGCTACGGGATGTTCCTTGACAAGCACATCCCTGGTTCCAAGAAGTCGCATCACATCCTACCGATGATTACCGGCGACGTGTTCTGCGAGGGTGAGCAGATCCCAGAGATCGGACTGTTGAAGATCGACGTTGAGGGTGGAGAGATGCCAGTCATCCGTGGATTCAACACGATGCTCTCGACCGGCAATATTGGTGCCATCCAGTTCGAGTACGGCTTGGTCAATATCGAGGCACGGACATTCCTGAAGGACTTTTATGACTATCTCACTCCAAGGGGTTTTCTAATCGGCAAGGTCTTTCCAGACGGGGTGGAATTCAAGGCATATGCGTACGAGGATGAGGACTTCCTTGGCCCTAACTACCTCGCCGTACACAACTCACAGACCGCATTCCTTAACGCTGTGAGGGTAGGATGAAAGACAATGAGGTATACATGGCGTTAGCAAAGCCGTACATCAACTGCATCGATGGAATTCAAGAGGCGTACTCAGGTGAGGTTGTGAATCTCGCCACACGCGAACTCTGGGACACCGCTGACTTCAGGTGCCGCGCTGCAGTCGAACAGGGTATATTCATTGACACTAGAGTAGGATATCCTTACGACCGATGGTAGCTGACACAACCACCACTGATATAGCAAAAGCGATAGAGTCATTCGGCAACGCACCCTGGAATAGCCCGGAACTCTGGGCGAAGTGCGAGCCGCTGTACTTCGACGACGCCGGTAGGTTAGACACCGCAACAGCTGTCATGCAACAAGCGTGGGACCATCGTGATACATAACGAGATCGAAAACGCCACAAAGGACTTGGCTGTCAAGGAACTGCAGCGCTGTTGCAGCGGCGGTCTGGATTCGCTACCCATGAAGTACTGGATACAAAACGACCACAGCGCAGGGAGTAGGCTGAGAATATTTTGGGCTGTAGTACACACAATTAACCGGGAGATGAGTGAACATGACTACACGACGTAACTTCTTGAAGGTCATCACGGCGGCTGCAATCGCCCCGACAATGCCATTGGCTGTTATCCCTGCGAAGGAGTACTCCACCATATATGGGGTGAGTCTCTTCCAATCAACGGGGGTTTCACACTTCACGGCAAAGGGTATACTGAAGCACCTAGATGGCACGATCACATTGAAGAACGAAACAGATCAAGAGATCAAGAGAGGAAGCCTCGTCTACCTCACAAAGATCCAGGCCGGAAAGGAGAAGGCGTGGCTTGACACCGCATCGTACATGCGAGGTGGCGATGAATCGGAGTGGGATATGCCCGACGACGAAGCAACATCATCAGAGCAGTCGCTGGTGCAGAAGACACGCAAGATACACGAAGAACTGGCACACAACAAAGCAATGGGCTATCGTTCATGAGAAGCGACAACACTACGGCACTGGTATCGTGTCAATGCGACATTGTCATCGACACACTATCATGCGACGACATTGTGTCCAACGAGGTCTGGGCAGTGGTCAACAACCGTTTATTCAACCCTGTTGCTGCTACATTAGCACAATTTTACCCCCCTGTTATCACGGAGATCGACGAATGTCTAGTTTCAATCGAGTAGTTATTGTAGGTCATGTCACGCGAGACATCGACCTGAAGCACACGCAAAGCGGCACTGCCGTATGTGATCTTGGCGTAGCTGTCAACGATCGCGTCAAGAAGAATGAGGTTTGGGTCGATGAGACCACGTTTGTGGATTGCACGGTCTGGGGTCGCAACGCTGAGACCTCTGCACAGTTCCTGCGGAAGGGTTCACAGGTCTTGGTCGAAGGTCGGCTGAAGATGGACGAATGGGAAACGGACGGTCAGAAGCGATCGAAAATGCGCGTATCCGCTGATCGGGTTGTTTTTCTCGGAAGTAAGTCTGATGCCCCAGCAGAGGATGCTCCCGCTGATCTTGCTTGGTAACCTCGTCTACCCCTGCCGAGCATGAGGCTTAGTGGGGGTATTTTTATGGAGATACGACATGGATAACACGAAAGAACTGATTCACGCCCCCTTCGTGCAGTTGCTGTTTGGGATGCCGCTTGGGGTTCACCCAGATCATATCGAACGCCGCCCCCACGACGCTGTTGACCATGAGTTATTCACTATGCTCGAAGGGGGTCCGATATGGATGACACAAGAGACCTCATAGAGAAGCTAATGCACTCCGACATTGATGACGCCACTGAGCAACTCCCGATGCGCGTCTGGTGTCCGGTCTGGGGGCATATGTGCGGGTTTCGGTCGATGCAGGATGGCGGTACACCTACCCTAGGAATAAGGTCCGACATGGATGTTGCGGCCCAGGCACACGTACGCAGCAAGACTTTCTCCCTCCGGTATGGGGGTATCGACTAGTATATATGGGGAAAACATAGGCGTAAATAGAATCTAAGTCCTTAAGAAGCGTAATTCCTTGTGAGCACTCCCCCGTTCACAAGGAATTACAATGACAGAAGAACAACCCCAAGACACCCCACTCGTCGATGAGGTCGAGGACAGGCCCCTAGAGTCGCTATCTGATGACGACTTCCCTGATCCCGAACCTCCAGCCGCAGACCCACCCTCCGGCGAATCTGAACCGGAAGATCCTTCTGATATTCCCCCTGATGCCGATCCGGCAGTTGACGATACCCCTGCATTTGAGTTTCACGACCAAGTGGCAGCGATGGGTATCCAGGGCGTTAACGCTGACAATGCTGGGCAAATGCTCCTAGAGCAGTACCAGTACAACCTTCAGAATCAGCAGCAGCAGAACGCTCAAATGGCCTCGACTTATGATCAGGCCAATCAATACAACCAACTCCGGTCTGACCCCGAGTATCAGAAGTGGGTTGAATCGCGGAACCAACCGCAGAACGCTGAACCAGAAGCACCAGCTCATGAGTCGTGGTTCAATGCACCCCCTAAGCCAGACTACAAGAAGCTAGGGCAATACGCTGAACTAGACGACGCAGGCAATACTGTCTGGAAGGTCGATCCGGTTACTAACCAGTATCTCGCCCCGCAAGACTTTCGTGACCAAGCAATTAACTACGCGAACTACCGCGATGCGTGGGCGCAGCGATGGAATGAGGCACCTCATGAAGTCATGCAAGAGGTCATCAAGAATCAGGTCGTGCCAGAGATACAGGCACAGATGCAGACGCAACAGGCGAACATCTCACAAAGGTATGAAGCAGAGCAGATCCTGCAAGAGAACTCATCTTGGCTGTTCGGCGTCAACCCCGCCACCGGGTATGAAGAACTGACCCCTGCCGGGCAAGCGTATCGAGAGATAACGACCAGCCTCCGCAGTCGAGACGTTCCCATCCGAGAGGCACATGGACTTGCACTCGCGCAGGTACAGCAGCAGTTCGCTCAACAGCAACAGCCCCAGGCTGCACCTCCTCAAGCTGCACCCCCTCAGACCCCTGCTGATCTAGCAGAAGCAAAGAAGAAACAACACCTCGCGGCTGGTGGTAATTACATCGCCAACCGTGATGGCACCGTCCCGCAGAACGGAACCGTAAATCCGGCACACCCGGACGTACTAGCTGAACCGACACTAGATATCACGCAATTCCTCGATAGTCAAGTTGACGGGGATGATTTTGTTAATCGCATGATGTCGTCACAATAAGGATCTCCTGTAATGGGCCAATATCAAAGTTATACCCCTTCAGCGTGGGATCGGAGTCTACAGACGACTCTCGCCAACCACACTAAAGAGGTCGAAGATGCGACGTGGCGTAACTACATCCTTCCGGGGATGATCAAGGAACGCGGCAATGTTGTATTGAATGTGAGCGGATCTGGTATGACCAGACCGATCCAGTTCGATATCCACGATGTCAGAGACACTTTAGGAGAAGACCCCCTCAGTCCTACTAGAAAAAACCTCTGGCAACGGGCTGAATTTGAGATGCGCGGTTACGACGTAACCGATGCGATCAAGAAGAAAGAGATGCTTGAGAATCGCTCAAAGCACGCGATCATCAACGTCTACAAGCAGTTCGTGAAGCAGCTTGGCGACTCGATGGACAAGCACCTCGCCACTCGCTACGTCGTGGACGGTTCGACCGCCGCAAATAGCAAGGGATGGGAAGGACTCGGCACGCTATTCCAGGCTTCTGGCGACACGCTCAATGTGAGCACCGGTGCCGCACGAACCGCCAATGCCGCCGATCCGATCGCTGAAGCATCGGGTACTTACGCCAATCTCACTATGGACCTTGGTTCATATGGGGGGGCACAGGACTCCTCAGCGGTGTGGCCTTGGGGTCAAGCAGATGTCAAGTATGACTTCTGGACCCCCCTTTTGGTGAATGCGACCTCCACCTACTTTACGGGGTCCACTTGGGCAGCTAACGGCGTTGAGGCCTTGCGACTTGCATTGGCACACTCGCAACGCAACGATGCTCGCTCATCGGCTGGTATCGATCTGTTCCTGATGTCTCGCGACTGGTTGTATGCGTTTAAGAACCAGCTTGACACCAAAGAGCGGGTTATCGTCAGTGAAAACCTTCCAGCGCGTGCTCTTGGCTTCAAGACCATCTCGTTCGACGGTGTTGAGATTGCACAGGACACATCTATGCCTGCTGCATCTGCATATGGCGTCTCGGTTGCTAATGTCAGCCTAGAGTGTCAATTCGACCAACTGCTTCATAGCGAAGGTCCACACTACCAGTGGTTGGATAAGTCGTACGCCGCGAGCGTGGAAACTAACAGTAACCTCATTTACAAATCGCCAGCCAACTTCTGCAAGTTGTCGGCTGTTGCATAGGGAGAATTTTGATGACGCAACCTAACTGCTCAGCACCATTTGACCTTGGGACGTATCAGACTGATGATTCGGCCAAGGGCAAACATGGTGCCTATGTAGGGCAAACCTTCTGGGTTGAAGACAAAGATCCTTCTGCCGCTATTGGTCAGAAGTCTCGGCGTACCAACCGAATGAAGCAAGTGCTCTGTGTTCGTAACAACTGTGCGATCAACCTGAAGCCTGGACAGCTCGTGCTCTTTGAAGCATCTGGCGGTGCAGTGTATTTCAGTGAGGTCGATGGTTACGCTGCTGTCACTGCTGGTTTGCATTGTGCTCCAGTTGATGATTGCATTGTCGCCGCTGGTGTGCCTCAGTATGGCGTGTTCTATGTCGTGGTAAACGGCCCGAACAACGTCATTACCCAACAGGCCAACATGGCGGCTGACATCGCTGTCGGTGACCAGTTGATCAGTTCTGGTGCCGGTACGACTCTTGAGTCTGCTGGTACGACCGCTGGTCGCGTGATTCCACTTGACACGGCTGACACCGACTCGGTGATTCGGTCGAGCAATGTCATTGGTCGGGCACTGACCGGTGCGATCACCACAGCAACGGAAACCACAATCCTTGCGTCCGTAAACGTGAGGCTATAAATCTGCGGGGGCTGGACCTGGGGTGGGGGTAAAACCTCGCCCCAGGTCATTTTCCCCGTTCTTATTCCCGCAGGAGTAACGGCCACCGCACCTGCTAACACTTGAGTTAGGAGACTTTAATGGCTACACCCCGCAAATTAAACGTCCTCGTCTGCTTCCCTTCCTATGGGGGGAATGGTGGAATTGCCGCCGAACACCCCGATGTGAGGGGTTGGGCGATGACCACTTTTCAGTCCATTCTTCAGGACGACCGTATTGAGTCTTATTCTGACGTTACGGAAAACGACACCCCCATAACGATGGTGCGTAACCGCTTCGTTGAGATTGGTAGGGAACAGAAGGCTGATGTCCTGGTCATGGTCGATTCCGACATGCGCCCGGATTACTACCCCGACGCCCCTAAGTTCTGGGATACGTCATTCTCGTTTCTGCACGAACATTGGGAAAAAGGGCCTGTAGTTATCGGTGCCCCTTATTGTGGACCACCACCTCGCCCCCCGCACGACATCTGGGGAGAGAATCCCTATGTGTTCAAATGGCAATCCACTAGTAATAGCGATCTCGTGAGTGCCAACCTGGAGCAGTATTCCAGGGATGAGGCCGCGAACGCCACAGGCATTACCAACGTGGCGGCGTTGCCAACTGGTCTGATCATGTACGACATGCGGGTCTTCGATATCATCGAGAAGCCGTACTTCTACTACGAGTATCCCGACGACGGCGAGAATGGCAAGATGTCAACTGAGGACGTTACGAACACCCGTGACATCTCTATGGCTGGCGAAGAAATCCTTGGCTACAACCCGCTGTATTGCAACTGGGATGCGTGGGCAGGTCACTGGAAACCATGGTGCGTAGGCAAGCCTACCGTCTGGAATTCTAGCAACGTCTGCAAGAAGAACCACGACGCCGTCCTGCGTGGTCCTGCACACAAGACGATCGAGATGTCTGGTGCAATCCCATTCGACTCTGAGCAAGGCCGACGCCTGATGGGAGTTGAAGGGTGATGTATGTAGCCGCAGATTCCGGTGGGGATAACGAACGAGCGTGTAAAGATTGCTTGCAAATCTGCCCGGAGTCTGCGTTTGGAGGTGCTCGCAACCTCCTATGTACGGCCTGCGTCGAGAAGCAAATCGCGCTCAGAACCCAACTGAAGGCAGAGATAGCCGACCAGAACCAAGAGATCGTTGAGAACGCGATGCTCAAGCGGGATACGCAAGTCGTACGCCTGATTGAGCAGATCGTTAACGCTCCGGTCAACAACGGTGTACCCACACTGGAAGAGGTCTGGGAATCGCTGTCATCTGCTTTCGGCGGTGCGAGAGGCATTGGTGCCGAGGCGGCTATTTGCTACCGAGGTGCCAAGCCTACCGTGCAACAAAAGATCCTGCAGTTGGTCCTGGGTGTCGGAACCAGGGTTGATGAGCGGGGAACATTGAATCGCAACGTCGAGGACATGGAAACGACCGAACTAGAAGCCGCTGCACTTGAACTCCTAGAGCGGGAAAAGAGACGCCAGAAGGAAATCGACGACAAGACCGAGAAGGAAGAATGACCGAACAGAACATCCTCCTAGACCGAATCACTGAACACTCCACGTACGAGGAACGCCGTACAGAGGAAGTGCTTAGGGAATTAGCGGATCGACGTGCCGAGGCTCTGAACATCTACGAACCTCAGCCGTTCCAAGCACCGTTCCATGCGTGCAAGATCCGTGAAGTGGCGTTGATCGCAGGCAACCAAACCGGCAAGTCTCTAGCTGGATTCGTCGAAGTCGCTCGCTGTGTCACCAACCGTGACCCGTTCAATAAATATCCAGACCGTGGGCTTGTTGTGTGTCTGGGCTATGACGAGAAACACATCACACGTATGCACGATTACTTGCTGCGGGCGGGTGAATTTCAGATGATCTGGGACCACGAGAAGAAGGGCTACCGAACCTACAATCCAAAGTTCGATTCAGCCAGAGCGAGTGAGGCACGACCGGCTCCTCCGTTGATTCCACGACGCTACATTAAGCAGATATCGTGGATCAGCAAGAAGGACCGCATCTTCGCTAAGATCACGCTCCATAACGGCTGGGAGATCTGGGGATTCAGTTCTCGCGGTGAACCTGCACAAGGCTTCAAAGCTGACTTGGTGCATATCGACGAAGATATTCAGATTCAGTCATGGTACTCCGAGATGCTTGCTCGACTGTCGATGCAGGAGAAGGGGCGACTGATCTGGACGGCTATGCCACAGAGCAAAAACGATGCGATGGTTAACCTCGTGAATCGTGCTCGGCAAGAGGAGGAGGATGAAGATCCCAGACCCTCTGCTAAGGTGTTCAAGGCGACGATATTCGACAATATCTACCTTCCAGAAAGTGTTATCGAACAGAACGTCAAGGCCTGGAAAGCTGAGGGCGAAGAGGTATACCTGCGACGTGCAAAAGGGGAGATGATCCTCGATCACCGGCAGATGTACCCGACCTTCGCTCGCATCGTCCACTGCCTACCAAAGACCGGTCCACAGAAAGTGCTCAAGGTAATGGCTGAACGTGGAAATCAGCCGCCTGAAGATTGGTGCAAATACACGATCACTGACCCTGGTCACTCGCGATGTGCCGTTGCGTTTATTGCCGTCCCTCCACCCGAGATATACGGTCGATATGTAATCCAGTACGACGAGTTGTACCTCGCGCAATGCGATGCGGCTATGTACGGCAAGGCGATGGGTCGCAAAGTAGCCCGAACAGGAATTCAGGCACACATCATCGACGAGCATGGATCGCGACCTACCGAGGCTGGTTCCGGCAAGACAATCAAGCGGCAGTATAGTGACGCATTAAGGGCAAACAACGTCAAGTCGTACCACACTAAATTCGGATACCTCGCCGGTAGCGACGACGTGAAAGCACGCTGCAACGCGGTGCGTGAATTGCTCACCATTCGGGGCGATATCGGACAGCCTACTTACTTGGTAGTTGCAGCTAATTGTCCTAACACGTTACGCGAGTTCGACAGGTACAACAAAAAGACACAAAACGTCGGTGGTACACAGATAATCCTCGACACACCGATGCCACGCCACAACCACCTAATGAATTGTCTGGAGTATGCGGCAGCTCACGGAGTTCCGTACGTTAAAGCACCTCCAGCGAAGAAAGCAAAGACCACCTACGAACTCTGGAGAGAACGTAAGGACTTTGAAAAGAAAATGCGCAATTACGACCCCATGTCGGCGCTGAACACTAACCACATCACACTCGGCCCTCGTGGTGCCTAACAAAGGAAGAGATCATGCAATCACTAGCAGACGAACAGAGAGACCAACAGGACGTTATACGAGAGGAGAGGAAGCGTCGGCGTGCAATCGAAGATGCCTTCATCATGCCTCAAGACGTGTACCCCGGTCAGCCAGTTATCATCCGTGAAAGCGGTCGCACAGAATACGCCCTTGGTCTAGTTGAGACAGTCCGTGATCGAATGATCATTGTCATCATGCCCGGCGGTAAGCGAGTGGACGACATCTTGCACGTCGAAGATCCTCGACACCAAAACAACAACCGGCGAGGAAGTATCAAAGGGAAGTGGGAACACGCCCCGGCAACGCTCAAGGCACAAGCGGAAGCGATCGCCCTGGACGCACGACTGACCCGTATCGAAGGTCTATTGAATCAAGTCAAAGGCCCGAAACCACAGAAGGTTAAGGCGAAGGACGATGTTGATCCTGAACTTGAGACACTTCGCAAGCGTGGCATCGAGGCTGGTATTCCTTACGCTCACGTGATGGGCATTCCAAAACTAACCGCTCGACTCAGGGAACTGGACGATGGTAGATAACGAAGGCACTTCTCACCCGCTGAGTGTGGTTGTCAAGGCATGGACCTCTCTTATCCACGCTGCTGAGAGGCAGAAGGATAAGACGTTCGGGCGGTACGCGCGCGAGGCCATGCAGTTTTTTGACGGCGACCACAATTGGATGTGGGAATCGGAGTATCAAACGGGCAAGGGGGGATACCTTTCAAAGGGTTCCCCTGACTCCGTGAAGCCGCTGTTCCTCTCTAGCACCAACAAGGTGTCTGAGATCGTGCAGCTGTTTTCTCCAAGGCTGATCGCTCGTGACCCGCACGTACAAGTGTCGATCCCACCAAAGGACGAGATACATCCTGCTGCCCTGGGGGATATGAATGACCCACAGTTTCAGCAGAAGTTTCAGATGCTTCAACAGCGAGAGGCATACAACCGTGCTCGACTGGAGACGCATGCTGATATTCGACAACGCTACCTCAACTGGCTTCAGCTTGAAGGCCGGAAGAAAGAGGAGGTACGCGAATGCGTCACAGAAGCGTTGATAAAAGGAGAGGCACCCCTCTGGACGGAGATGTACAATCCCCCCGGAAGTACCCTCCGTTACCCCAAAACATTCCACGACAGCGTGGATAATCTCATCAAAGATCCCGACGCACGTAAGCGATCGGAGATGAAGTGGGTCGCCCGTAAATGCACCCAGCCTATTTGGCAAGTCGCCAAGGAATACGGGATCGATCCCAAGCTGTTGAAAGGCAACGGCGAGAGTGCTCGTGGGGCTGCGACTAGTGGCACACGACCAGGGATCGCAAGCGACCGAAACAACGGCAAAACGAATGATTTGCTTACCTACTACAAGATTTATTCCAAGACTGGTTTCGGTGCTCGACTAGAGGACTTCGCTCACGGTGGCGATGAACTGAAGGAAGCACTAGAACAGTTTGGTGATAACTGCTTCTTGGTCGTCGCTGATGGTGTTGAATTCCCACTCAACCTGCCGCCTGGAACAGAACCAGAACAAGTGCAAGAGCGAGTCCAATGGCCTATCCCATTTTGGACCGATGGTGGGTGGCCTTTCCAGTCCCTAGGCTTCACGAACAAACCGAACGATGTTTGGTATATTTCGATTGTCAAGCCTGGAATTGGGGAGCTACGCTTCATAAATTGGGCCATGTCACACTTGGCAACTAAGGTCGCCCAGGCCGGTACAATCATCGCCATCAAAGAGGGTGCCGGTGAGGATTATTACAACAACTTCATGGAGCGTGCCGGTGCATATACCGTCATGAAAACCAAGGAGATTGACGGTAATATTCGGGACAACGTCGAGGTGTTTAACCTCCAGGCATTTAACTCTGAACTGTACCAAGTTGTGCTTGAGGTGATGAACCAATTCGATAAGCGAACCGGCTTGATCGAGATCCTCTACGGCGTCAATTCTGGTACTCAGATCCGTTCAGCCAGTGAGAGCAACTCCCGCGAGCAGAACGCTACGATCCGCGTAGACGACATGAACGATCGGACAGAAGACTTCTTGTCCAATGTGTTCCGCAACGAGATGGTAGCCGCGTCATGGACCCTTACTGGTGAAGACATCCGACGTGCTGTTGGTGATCTATCCGCACACGTCTGGGACACACAAATGCGCACGCAGGACTTTGAGTCTGTGGTGCGCGACTACAACTACCGAATCGAGGCAGGGTCCGCAGCCAAGCCTAACAAGCAATCGCAGCAGGACAAGATTAACAACCTCGCCCAAGTGATGATGCCAACGCTCTCGCAGATGGTAGGTATGGGTCAAGTCGGCCCGTACAACGCCATGATTCGAGACATCGGCAAGGCACATGACATCGACCCCACTGACTATCTTGTGCCACCGCCACAGCCTATAGCCCCACCCCCACAGCAAGGAAACAGTAAGCAATGAATTGGGAAGAACACTACAGAGAGGAATGCGAGCGTCTTGGCTGCGTGAAAATGTACGACAAGATCCTCGCTAAAGAGAAGTGCAATCCTTCGTTCGCAGCGATGTTGGCACAGAAGAATCCACCGGCTCTCGATACCGACACGTCTTGGTTAGCAGCACATCCCCGATCGTCCGACAACATGGAAGGCATGACAGCACGTTCTGCAAAGCAAGTCCTCCGGCGAGCGAAGAAGGCTGGCATTAGTACCGCTGGGATGGTTCACATCTCTGGTCTAGGCCCACCATCTGACCCTTGTTCATGGGTGGAGGGTAAGTCGGACATGATACGAAAAGCGAAGATCAAGAACGCCGAACTCGTCTCTAGCGGGAAGGTGATAAACGCGATCGTGGAGATGGAACCAAAAGAGAAGAAGCCGAAACTGTCCAAGGATATAACCCAAGCGTTGTCCCGCAAGCACAAAGCAGAGAACCTCGACTGTAAACTCGAAGGACAGGAACTCAAAGAAATGATCATCGATAAACACGCATACAAAGGCTAGCAAATGAAATCGACAATGGCAAAAGGCTGGTATCACAACCGTACTCGCTGGAACTGGCGCTTTGTTAATCACTGTTTATAAGATTTGGAAAGGGGGTCAAGGTTAAATGGCATCAACCGCCTACAATTACCTCGACATCTACGACGGCACGCCATCGGGTGCGGCTGGTGTAATCCTGAATGATAACTTCAGCGACATCAGCGACTTGACGCTCGACTCGATCCAGGGTTTGCATACCAGCAACGGTACGGACTCGGACCACGACATCGACATCACCACAGGTGCGGCGACGGACTCGACCAATGCATCTGTGCTTGTGCTTTCATCTGCCATCACCAAGCAGATAGACGCCTCATGGAGCGTAGGCACGGCGGCGGGAGGGCTTGATACGGGATCAGTTTCAACGTCAACTTGGTATGCCATATTCTTGATTAAACGGTCGGATACGGGCGTGGTTGATGCTTTATTTAGTACGTCGTTTAGTTCGCCCACAATGCCAACGAACTATGACTCCAAACGATACATCGGGGCTGTTCTCACTGACGCATCTGCCAACATCTTGGCATACAGCCAAAAGGGCGACACATTTAGGTTTGAGATTTTTTTTAATGACCTATTAGACGCCACACCGGCAACATCATTCACAACACTAAGGCTTTCCACACCCCCCATTTCGACATTATGGGATGGCGCTGGGTACGTTCAACCATCATCAGGTGGGGCATCGAAGTATATGTACATGCTCCCTGGAGATGTGCCAAGCGACTCTGATGGTGCTGTTGTTGTTGCAGCATATAATGCTAATCAATGGGGACAGCAGCGGAGCTTATTCTGGACAGATTCAAGTGGCCAGATGAAATACAGGTCGAACTCCGCATCTGGGCTTGCTTACTTTATCATTCGCACTTATGGATGGATTGACCCTAGAGGGAGAGCAGTAGAGTAATGGGTACAGCAATAGCTAACGCAGAAGGCAACGTCTTCTCATTCGCAGCAAATGGCGAACCAAGACCCCTAAGGGCTGGTGAGTCATACATCTATGATGTTGACAGCCTAGAAGATGCAAAGCCAGACAGTCAAAAGACAGCAGAGGCAAAAGCCAATGCAGTCAAAGCCATCAAAGCCAAGGCTGGGGCAGACATCGTAGCTATCGTGCCAGAATACAAGCAACGCAACGCACTAGCACGCATGCTGGAACTGGTCAACAAAAAGGTTGACGGGGGCACACTGACAGCGGAAGAGGATGCGGAGGTGGCTGCAGTTGAGTCTCTCTGGGCCACAGTCAAGGCAATCAGGGCTCAGTCAGACATTGATGAGGCTGTTTTATAATGGCTCTCGACTGGAACACATTCTCCGATTCCCAGTGGAATACATTCTCCGATGCTGAATGGGAGTCGTTTCTGCTTGATGCCGTGGCCGCTAGTGTTATTCTCCCGAATTACTACAATGTGCACATAGCCAGGATGGGATGAAATGGGATTAGAAAAAAACACCGCAGGCAAATGGGTTGTGTTCGCATACGGAGCACCTGACCACGCATCGGCAGGGCTTGCGATTACCGGCGATGCTGCGAACATTACAGCCAACGTACGCATAGACGGTGGTGCAGTTAATGCTGTTGACGATACGAATCCGACTGAACTAGAAGATGGATTCTATGTGTTCGACATCACTGCAGCGGAAGCCAATGGTGATGTCATTTTGATTTGCCCAGTCTCATCAACATCTGATGTGATTGTGATCGGTGCCCCGGCTGTGTCGCATACAGTGCCAGCCAATTTCAATGCCTTGGGTATTGAGTCAGATGGGGATGTCACAAAGGTCAACACACTCCACGGCCACACAGCCCAGACTGGTGACACATATGCCCTGGGGAATGGGGATGCTGGCTTTGTGGCGATTGATACCGTCGTTGACTCAATCCTGACAGATACAGGAACTACACTACCGGCAACGCTCACGACCATCGAAGGCAAGGTTGATACGGTTGACACTGTTGTCGATACGATTCTCGTTGACACCGCCGACATACAGCCTAAGTTCGTTGGTATCACGTTACTGAATGAGTGGCTTGGTGCGTTGATGGGATCGCAGGCGGCAGACGCTACAGCACTGTCTGAGATTGCAGCGACCGGGGCTGGGTCTGGGACGTACGACGAGGCTAACGAATCACTTGAAGCGTTGCGTGCCCGAGGTGATGCTGCCTGGACAACGGGTGGTGCCACTGGCAATGAATGGCAGTTGGTGGATACGACTATCGCTACTCTTGCTTCGCAGACCTCATTTACCCTCACAGCAGGATCGGCTGACGACGACGCATATAACAAGTTGACGATTGTGGTGGAAGACGCGAGCACATCTACCCAGAAGTGTACTGGGCGAATCGCTGACTACACTGGTGCCACAAAGACGGTGACCCTCGTAGAAGACCCTGGCATCTTCACAATGGCGGCTACGGACAAGGTATACATCTTTGCCGAGAAGGATTCGACCGTCGCTGGTGTCGGTGCGATTGAGTGGGATATTGAGGTAGAGGATACCGGGAATAATGTGCTAGAAGGCGTGTCTGTCTGGATCACGACCGACGCTGCTGGAGCGAACGTGGTTGCTGGAACGCTTGTCACGGACGCACTTGGCATAGTCACGTTCTACCTCAACGCTGGCACTTACTATGTATGGCGGTACTCTGCCAATTACACCTTCGCTACTAATCCAACTACAACAACGGTGGCATAATGGCTGACTTGACGATTAGTGACGGTACTGGCGTATCACCGGGATCAGTAGCACCTGCCTCCGGTACAATACTACGCTATACCTACCAAGACCTCATGTACTACCTCATGTCCAATAACAGGGCGGGGTTTGGTTCAGGGGACAAGATAGACTTCAAGACGGCATGTACTAGTGCCCTGGAGAATCTTACGCAGATACACTCATGGAGCTACTACCGTCCTAGCCACAGGATACAGCTATCGGCGTCGTACAGCACGGGGACGGTGACGTACGTTGACTCGTCCCAGCAACTAACCCTTGCCTCTGGTACATGGCCCTCGTGGGCTGCGTACGGTCGGGTTGTGATCGACGACGTTGTGTACGAGGTCAGCACACGGACATCAGACACGGTGATCGTTCTTGACGATGTAATTAAGCCGTCAGACGACATCTCTACTGCGAGCACGTATGTCCTGTACCGCTCAAAGTATCAGCTACCTATTGACCTGCGTGCCATTGAAGAGGTGTTGATTGAGGACGGTTCGTGGTCTACATACCAAGTGGATATGCGGGACATATTCTCTCGCGAGCGTTGGGCATCGAACTCTGGTCAACCTTGGGCCTGGGCTATCGCACCTGACCCTGATCGTGACGGCATGTACGCAATTTGGATCGAACCATATCCCGACACCGCCGAGCCTCTGGGGTTTCTATATCGTCGTGAGCCTCGCGCTTTGCGGTGGTCGGGTACTGAACCATTATCGCAATTCACTGGCGTTACAGCATCACAGTCTGCCACCGATATCACCATCAGTTCGGACTTGAAGCAGAGCATGGTTGGTTCTATTCTTCGCTTCGGTGATGACAGTTTGAGCACCAAGTATCCGGGTCCATTGACGAGCGATAACCCGTACGTCGAGGAGCACAAGATCACCGCAATCGCCGGGTCTGTTGCAACGATTGAGACTGGGCTGACTCAGGCGTACACATCAACTCGGGTAGTGGTTACCGACCCTTGTGACATCACACCGACAATGAAACTAGCACTACAGGATCTCGCTACTTACTACCTGTACAAGATGCACGGCAAGGCGGCTGAGTATCCCGTCGCTTCGGTGCGGTTAGCTAGGGAGAATGACTCCAAGGTTCATTCAGCGTTGCCGTCCCGTAAGTACCATCGCTGGGATCACTGGCTGCAAGTCGGGGAGGTTGACTACTCATGACCAAGCCTCTGAGCAAGATTGAAGTACAGTCGTGGAAGGGCATCATATCCGATGCTGACACTCTAGATATACCATCCGGTGCCGCACAGACCGCCGAGAACGTGAGCACCCTGGTTATAGGTACGCTCAAGGGGCGTGATGGTATACGAGAAGTCACTTTCGGTAGTACCGCTGCAGCAACGACCGGAACCAACCACGTCATTGGAATCACCACATACGTCCATCCTCACAGTGATATGATTGTCTTCCAGTTGGATGATGGTTCTGTCCGAGTGGGGCGTGACGTAGGAGTAATTACGTGAGCAGTACCGAGATAGACACAGGGTTAAACCCCCTCCAGCCAATCTGCTGGTTTCAGGACCGCAAGCAGGTTCTATACGGCGTCAATGGTATCGACCGTGGTGTCAGATGGGACGGGTTCGCAGCGGCAACGGGACTGATGGGCGTTACTGCCCCTGTCACTGCACCGACTATCACGCCAGACACGGGTGGAGCCGCTACCGCCGGGGACTACGTCACCGCATACCGCTATGTCGCAAGAGACCTAGAAGGCGATGTGTTCTCTAGCTTATCCGGCTTGGCTACCACGACGATGACTGCGAATCAGGAATTCAACTGGTCTGCGATGGACGCTCCGACCGAGGATCGTGTCACGCACGTTCAGTTCTGGCGCACCACCGTGGATGAGACGAATGTGTTCTATCTGATCGAGGAGGTTGCTGAAGGCAGTCTCGGTAGCCACGTTGATCAGAAGTCTGACGCTACGCTACTTGCACAAGACGAAGACGAGCGGTTGGTGTACGAGTGGGGTAACGGCCAAGCCAATGCGATGCGGTTCACGCCTCCACCCGAGGATAGACCGTACGCTGTGATCTTTCAGGACAGAGCGTTCTACTTTGGTTCGCTACGCCTGAGGGGTACATGCACCACTGACGGCACAACGACCATCGCTATCGCTGAGACGTACTTTCCCACGACAGCCAACATCGCCGGTTGGCAACTGAGTATTGAAGGAGAGGCTATCACGTACGTTGTACAGACCGTAGGAGGTTCAACGGGTGCCTGGACTGTCGTGCTAGACACAGCACCGGCATCGAGTACAGCGGGCCTTGACTATACACTCTACCCGCTAGTATCGAATCATCGGCAGTTGGAATACTCCGAGGTGGATGAGATCGAGTCAGTGCCGGTAGCGAATACAATCACAATCCAAGACAACATTGGAGATGATCAACACATTACAGCGGGACGGCAATGGGGTTCTGCTTTGTATGTGTTCACACCTCAGAGCAAGTACGCTATCACGTTTGTCAAGCAGGCGAATATCGACTCCACGATTAGGCTGATCGACGACCGGGGAGCGTTCAATAACAACTGCGTCGAGGCGTTTGAGGATGCTTTTTACGCAATGGATAATATGGGGTGCTACAAGTATTCGATGTACCAGGGCGGTGGGAACTCAATGCCTATCTCTGCAGCGATACAGAACGAATGGCGTGATGGTGGGATTGACTTCTCTGCCTCCGACAACTTCTTCGTTGAGGTGGATCGAACGACTGCTCAGGTACGGTTCTGGGTGCAATTCGGAGACGGCGTAACAGATCGCTGTTTTGTGTGGAACGTACGCACAAAGACGTGGGACCACGAGAATTATCCTGCCCCAGGAAACAACGGGATTCGGTGCTCGACACCTGCAGTCCTCGACCAACAGTCAGCTATCAGTGAAAAGCCTAGAAGTATTTTAGGCGGCAGTAATGGACGGTGTTTTGTTCGCGAAGGGACGACAGACATCGTATCACAAGTAGAGTCGGGAACCTGCGAGGCATCGTCGGGTACAGGCTGTACGATTACTGACGCTTCAGGCTGGCAGGGCTGGGGAGTTCGCAGTTTTGTGGGTGCCACGCTTCTCTTTGAGGAGACTGGTCAAACAGCGGTAATCGCGTCCTATACGCAATCGACGAATAAACTCATCATTGTGTATACAGCGACCATCTCTCCAGTGCCTGCAGCTACAGCTACGGTCAAGGCTGGTGTAGTGCCTTGGTCTTGGAAATCACGTAAGTTATCCGTTGTGGATGAGAACGATACAGATGCCTCAGCGGTTCAGAACCGGAGGGAATGTCAGGTGGGATACGAACCCTTCGATGGTGACATTGCCACATTAAAACTTAAACTGTTCCAAAACTATGAAACTACTCCGGTTCAGTTTCAGAGGGGAGCAGACTTTATATCTGGTATCACTGTGAGCAACGACACGCTTGATAACCATGCAGATCAGGCACAGTATAGTGATGCAATAAACTTTGATCTTTCCGTTGACCGTTTCGACAGTGATATCGACGCCAATGGCTTCCTGAACCTGGACCTCTCCGGTCGATTATACCCTCTAGGTGAGGGACTTCGCTACCTGACCGTAGAGTTGTCCGGGTATCAGGGAGATGATCGTATAGTGGTAAACGAACTCAATCTCATAGGGTTCACTAAATGACATCTACGCTACAGACACAGATACTTGAAGAACTACGCCAATTCCTCCCTGGGAAGGCTGTGGATGTATTGCAGGGTGCGTTCGGCAACTGTCAGGCACCAGTGGAGCACCGAGCGCAGTTCACCTTGTCGCCAGCAGGGGAGTACAACGACACTTGGCACGAGGGCGTGCCGATCACTGACAGCGTGGTGGATGGAATACTTCATGTACAGAACAACGCTGCCTGGGAACTCGACGCCAACAACGTACTACATGGTGGTGCAGCGGCTAAATTCATTGGTGCTGTAATCATGGAGGGCCCCGCAATCGTACAGGACTTGTTCGTGATGAACTCATCTGGCGTGCTTGTTGAGGTCACCGGCACGGGTAGCGGGCTGAATAACATTGTCGAGGACGCAACACCGCAATTCGGCGGCAACCTCGACATGAACAGCTACAACATCGAAGGGGTGACACCTACAGAAGTGGGTTATGTCTCCGGCGTGACCTCTTCGATACAGACACAGCTTAATTCCAAGCTAACGGACATCGTAGGCGATACGTCCCCACAACTTGGTGCTAATCTCGACGTGAACGGTTACAACGTCGGTGGTATGACGCCTACAGAGATGGGTTATGTCTCCGGCGTGACCTCTTCGATACAGACACAGATCAACGCTAAGCAAGCTACGATAAGTGGAGCGACACTAACGAGTGTAGCGGTTGCCGACACTGACAAGGTGCTGATTCAGGACACCAGTGACAGCGACAACCTCAAGACAGTAACCGCATTGTCGATTGCTCAACTCACTCCGTATAGCGTAGACGATCACCACATAAAAATTAGCGGTAGTTGCTTTGTTATGTCGATACCGAATAACAATGGGACAGCGAGCACGAGCACCACGCACAACGTAGCTCTATCTGCTGCGTGTCATATTACATTCGACGATTCAGGTAGGATATTGGGGGTGCATGATGGTACAACATGGCAAAATGGAAACTCTGGATTCTCTGACCCTGGAACCCCTTAAATGAAGATCAAGACTTACGTTTTCGCAAAGCGAACATCCCCCAACAGGCACCTTACTAGGTGGCTAACAAACAATCAAGTTGACTGGGAATATGGCTCAGAGGAGTGGGGTATAGATGTGGCACGCAACCAGACGTGTGTACGGTTCATGCGTGAGTGCCCTGATTACACGCACATGATAATGCTGGATTGTGACATTGTTCCCGATGCGTCAATGTCTGACTTCCTGCTAGATCCAGACGAAGATATTATGTGGGCCTCGTATGTAGGGCGTGGGTCTGAGGGACACGTTGACACATTCGGGGCGGGGGCTTGCCGTATATCAGCAGGCGTGCTCAGGAAGTTAAGCGAGTCGTATCGTATGCCGTTCCGATTCACGTACAACGAAACAGCCGACAGGTTACTCGACTGTGAGTGTAATCACTTTGCACGCGAAGCCACTGCGTTGGGTTATGTACCAAAGCAAGTCGGGTGCGTCGGTCACATTTTACCTGTGGTATGGTATCCCAAGGACGGTGGGCGTGTCCATGTAATGCCGCATGAACTAGACGCAGGGCAGTTAGTAGAATCACAGTAAGAGAACCAGGGACGACGAGATTTCCGCATAAACCCCCTACTATTGGGATAAAACCACATATAAAACGTAGAGTATAACGAGGAGAAGCGATATGAGCATATTCGGGAAGCTGTACAATTACGCGACAACGGGCAATCAGTGGGGGAAACAACCCTCTAACGCTCCGACACGCCTCGACCGGCCTGGATACGCTGCTGGTAATAATTATCAAGGCCCTGGGTCGGTCCCTGGTGTTAGCGCGTTCATGCAAGAGAACCCCTGGATGCCGGGCACCAGCACAGCCGATTTCGTGACAGGTCGAGGTGCCCCCAGTATGGCAGATATCATGAATCCGTATCTAGGCGGTAGTCTC